AATACGCAACGTGGGTCCGAGAAACCAAATGAATAACGCTCACGCGCTTTAAAGCGCATGTTGCCTGTATCAAAGTCTGCTTCCATGTTTGTACGCATGGGAGAACGCTCAAAGTGCTTGAAGCCATTTGGCGCATCAGTTTTGATAAAGAACGCATCAGTATCGGTGAGGAAGTGGTTAATTGTATAACCCTCTGGCACCATACCCATGTTCTTTGTCGCGTTAATATCATTGTCAGCAGTGCCGGGACGCAAGGTCGATTCCAGCAGACGATCTGCAATGAACTGAAGCTGTGGTGGAATAATCAGCTTAGTGCCGCGAAGGGCAATAATCATATTCCGCTCATCAACAAAGCCTGAAATGTCAATCAGAGCATTTTCAAGCGAAGTTTCATTGAGGTCAGCAGCAGTAGCTGGTTCGTTACGGAATGTACCGCCTTGAGCCAACGGGTGAACCGCAGAACAAAGCTCTACACCGTCACCGCCTGTGAACGCCGCGTTGAAAGCGTTGTTAAGAACTGCAGCAGCCTTAACTTGCTTAGAATGCGCCATAGAACGGGCAAGTGCCTTGGTATAACGAGCGCCAAGACGATCATACAGATTGTCTTCAATTGCCTCTTCAGTCAAAGCGAATGCAAGAGCTACAGTTTCATGTGTGTAACGAGCGGTGTACGCTTCGTTAGCATCATCAAACGATACCCCTGATCCTTCACTTTTAGTAGGAGCATTTCCAAAACCTGAAAGCATAACTTCCTCTTCGAACGCACGATCTGACGATTCTGTGTCGAAAATTTCTGCATGCTCATTGTCGTAGCGGTTGTACTCCATGCCGAACAAAGCATTTAGGCCCGGCTCAAGCTCTTTGACAAGTTGTGAACGAGAAATAGCCATAACTTATCTCCTTTCTTATGCCAGACCTGCAGTGCCAGCACTGAACAGGTGGTTGTTGATTTTGACTATTACATTTGTATTAGCCGACGATACATCGTCATTCTCAGGGTCTTGAGAAATGTCGATAGCTTTTAGAGCCAAACCTGCAGTGGTAGCGCCTGTTGATACTGCAAGTTCCATGCTGGAAACACCGCTTGCGGTTCGTCCAACAGGGCTATTGTCTACAATATCAAAATTGCCAAACAAGTCGGCTACAGGCATTGCTGCATTCGCTTGAATTTCAAAGGTCGCACTTGGATCATCAATAACATTCGCAAAAATGTTTGTTCCAGTTGCGTCTGCAGGCCAATGGTTTGAGAATTTCACATCACCATTTGAATCTACATATTCACAGCCGTTAAATACGCCCAAGCATAGGTTAGTACCACCTGCTGCAACGCGAGTAATTGTTCCATTTGTGTTGACTGTAACTAAGTCACCTTGGAAAATGTTCGTGTTGTAGCCAGAAGCAATACGATAACGGTTTTGTCTTTGTGAAGACAAACTCGTTTTTACTGGACGAAGGCCGAAAGGGGCGTCTTGATTCGCCATCTTACTTATCCTTCAGATTTATTCCGTGAGCCGAAGCTAACAGAAGATTTACGTTGTGGTGCCAGTTTTGGCATAAGGGCGTTGTTTTCCCGCATCCAATCGCGGTCAACAGCGTCCATTTGATTACTAGCCACTTGTGCAAAGTGTTGATTCCGCTGGTTTACCAATTCGGTAGGGATTCGGGCCAGAACCAATCCACCGACACCAATGGTGCCTGCGTTTCTTCCTTCGTCAATGACGGGGCCAACATAATCAGGGTACTCTTCAGCGCGAACAAGTTCCCATCCCTCTTGCCGTTTCTTATGAACGTTAGTCTTATCATCATATTCCATGACAGATTCACGAATCCATCTATGCTTATATCCTAGAGGTGGCTCTGGGGCGTCTAAAGCAGAACCCGGACGCCATTGCTGAATGCGCTCTGCGCTTTCCCGTGAATTTGAATCACGCGCTGACCTAGTTCCCATTTAATCGCTCCTACTTTCTAGTTTCACAACCTCTTTCGCATAAACTTCAAGAGGTATCCGCATTTTGTTAGCAAATGCGACTTGCCCCGGTGTTAGCTCCACCGATCTTTTCCGCCCAGATTTTAAGGACCGTCCGTTACCAGACGCAGGCGTAACAACTTGGGCGTTCTGTTGTTTGGCCTGAAACTTGTGAGGCATTTCTTTACGAATGCGCTTGTCTATTTCAGAATAATATTCGTCAGTGGTAGGATCAAAACCTTCCTCACCAACAATCTGATTATGTATAGCGGTAGCCGCAGCTTTCATAACGTTGTCTTTTTCAAACCAATCGTTTTTAGACAACCACTTTTCCAACTTAGGGTCAGCCGCTTGTCTTTGCTGCTGTTGTGGTTGTTGCTGTCGTTGCTGCTGTTGCTCTGCCTCATACTGGCGCTGCTGATCTTCGCGTTTAGCCTTGGCAGTTTGCAGTCGAATGCGTTCCTTTTCGATAGCAACTTGCGATAAAGCTGACTGCGCTTCAGCAACCTTTTCATAATCACCAGCTTCATGCGCTTCCGTCAAAGCGCGTTTGGCTTGTTGCTCCTGAGATACAACACGGCCCTCATACTCAGACCTATATCCTTGGTCTAGCTGCTGAAGCCTAGCTTTCATTTGTTGGTTTTCTTGGTGAACTTGCTGTGCGTATTGAACTGCAGCTTCAGCCTCTTCCGTTGCAGCCTTACGCCGTGCAGTTAGCTGGTTAATGCGCTTCTTTACGCCTTCACTATAGCTTTCAAGTTCGTCATCGCCATCTGATGATTTACGAACTTTTGTTCGGGTTTCATCAGAATTACTGTCTGAATCAGCGGCTTCAACAGCAGATGATTCCTGATTGTCCTCTTCAAGTTCAATGGTAGTGCCGTTGAACTCTTCGTTTTCCATGCTTTCTTCAGCCATAGACATTTCCTTAGCTCCCTAACTTTCTATACATACGAAACATCTGTTGGGTCAAGTATTGTGGCTATAATATTGTCGTCATTTATGATTCTGACCTCAAGACCGTCCACTTTAAACCTATTCCCAGCATATCTTCCTATAAGAACCCAGTTTTTCTCCTGACAATAGGAGCCACTTGGGAACTTTTGTTCGTCTTTATAGGCATCCGGGCCTAACTTAACTACATAAGCTGACACCGTAGCAAATGACTCACGCTCTCTAGTTTGGTCAGGGATATACAAACCACCTTTTGTTTTGGCGCTAGGGTAATACGGAATAATTAATATTCGATACCCAGTAGGCTGCGGCAAACGCTCAAGTACAGAAGGCTCAATGTTGGATGGATCATCAACATTTTTATTATCCTCTTCAGTCCCTTGCGTTTTAAAAGCGTTTTCTATCGGTTTGGATAGCTTTGTTTTCCTAGCTGCTTTCGCAACGTGGTCAGGAACATACAATTTCTTAGTCATCTTCTAACTCTATGCCTTTCATCGCGGTTTTAATTAAATCTTCGCAGTAGGTCATTCCGCGTATTTCGCCTACAAGATAACGGTACTCATCCCAAGATGAGGCCGAACCGTCCGCAACTCGGTCTTTCAACCTAGAATCACGCTCACGTATTTCTTTCAACAGATATTGTGCTAGATGTGCAGCGTCCATACTTGTCTCCCTGCACACATAGTATGCAATTATACGGGATACGCAAGTATTGTTAGTAAAAAGCTATAAAACCCCTATAAATCTTTGGGGTCTTGCTATTCTACTAAACTTTTTTAAATATCTTGGCTTTGTTCTTGGCGGTTTTTTTAACTGCTGGCTTGGAACTTTCTTTGATCTTAGGTGTTTCCGCAACAGTCTGTTTGGCTTCATTTTTAACCTCTGGTGTGATTGCAGGTGAATGCTTTGCAGCCTTTATAACCTCTGCCATCTTTTGCCTTACTGAAGAACTCATATCATTTCCTATCTTCTATTTGCTTACGTTGTTGTGCAATCAAAATCTTTTGGCGTTCTAACTCTAAGAACTGCCTGTCTATTTCAGTCATTTCAGGAAAATCTACGATATTATCCTGTATTGGCTTTTGTTGCATTCATCACCGCAATTTCACGCTGCGTCCGTATCCTATCTTCTGCAATTCTGGTCTTATCGTCCAAAGCTGCTTCAGAAACATCAATGCGCTGCTGATTTACCAGAACGTCATTCTTTTCTTTCTCACGCTCTAACTCTTGTTTTGCCTCAAACTCTGAAGACTTGCGCTGCATATCAGCCGCTTTTAGCTGTAGCTCCTGATTGCGTATATCTACCAGAGGATCAGACTGCTGTGGCGGCTCTACAGCTTGCGCCATGCTTTCAACCATGTCTGCAATCATAACAGCAGCTATCTGGTCAATCTGAGGCTTAATTTGCTGCATCATCATTTGCATTTGTTCTGGGTTTTGCTGCACTTCAGGCGGTATTCTCTCCATGACTTGTGCCTGTGCCTGCTTTTCAGCCATAAGCCCTATATGCTCCTGTATATGGCCCTGTAAGGCCACGATAGACGCAGGGTTAAGCTGCATGGCAGGCGTAGACATAACTGCCATATGAGCCTCTATGTGAGCCTGATGGTCTTGCTCTGGGAATGCCTGCAACGGCACACTCATAAGCGCATTCTGGTTCTCTTTAGCAGCATTAGCAGGCGGGGGTGGCGGTGGCGGTGGCGGCAAAATAGCGTCAATGTTCGTAACGCCCAAAGCCTCGTACATCTTGCGATACGCCTGATACAGCCCCATAGGACCGCCGTGTATTTCTGGATTAGACTGCACCAACTGCAATTCGCTTTGCGCCAAAGCAATGCGCTGCGACATGGAAAAAATGTTCGGGTCTGAAACAGGCAAAACATCAATGCGTTCATCAAAGTCTTGCGCTTTTACTTCAGGTCCAACTTCTTTGGACACCATATATGGATACGGCTGTAAGTCTTGCGAAAATATCTTCGATAAAAGTTTAAATTCTATCTTTTGCGAATAATGCAGCCGCTTATGAATAGCGGACATAACCTTAGTGCCACGCTCCATAATCGCCATAGTGGTGCCAACGGGCGTTTCACCGCTCATCTCACCAACCTTCATGTCAGCCATAGATGCAAACCTGCGACCAGCATCCACCAGCGTACCCAAAAGGTTATACAACGTGCCAGAAGGCTCTTTGAACGGCAATGGCATCAAAGACGCCTGCAGCGTTTGTCCCACTACATCAATATCACGAAACTCTCCGGGCTGTAGTGGACTATCCTCGTCACGAATACGCGCTCCACGGGCCTTAAAACCCGCTGGAAGGTTAGCCAACGTGCCAGCATCAATAAGCTGGCGCAGGATCGACGTTGAAGCCATAGCCAAGCCGCCAATCATATGCGTCAAGCCCAAGCCATAAAAACCCAAACCCGGCAAAAACTTGTAATGCACAAAGTATTTTTGCGCACGTTTCATAGGGTCATCTTCTGGATAGTTGCGACGAATAGAAAGAATTTCATTCGTATCTTCTAAAATGGTCACAATGTACGGTAGCTTTAACCCCGTAGGCTCACCGTCCATTCCAATGTCCTCAAAGCCCTCAAGGTCCAAATCAGTGTGGACCTCATAAAGCGTTAAGTCCGTAGAAGAATTAGAAGGGTGTACGCCCTGTATATCGTTGATTGACTCCGTAACCTCACTCATCTGGTCATCGGATGTACCATCAGTCGGAATATCTATGTCGCTGTAAAAACCCGCAAGCTGCAGCTTTCTAACCTCGTTAGAATCCATCGTAATACGGTGCGTAATGCGAGGCGAAGTTGCCAAGTCAGTAGCGCCATACGGCACAATTAAATCTTCTGCATGAATAAAGTTACTAACAGCGCGTTGCTTTAGTGGATCACGGTAAACCTTCTTAAAAGTCGATCCAATCACAGGTAAATAAAACAGCATTTGATCCAATTCAGGATCGTATTCTTCCATTTCATACGTGATCTGGTAATTCATGTAATCCTTGACACGCTCTGCCTGCTTAACAAGCATTTCGCTTTGCGCACCAATAACCTGCGTTCTAACAGGACCATTTGCAGGTAAAAGCTCACGATACGCCTGCGCTTGAAACTGCGTTACACTTTCTGCCAGCAATGGATGAACAACGCCTGACGAACCCTCAAAAGGCTCTGTGCGCTCTTCAGTCTTCATGCCTAGAAATTCTAGCCCCTGCTTGTACGTGTCTTCCCAATCTTCGCGGGACGCCAAGTCATCATCAATAAGGCCAACCAAGTCAGAAACAATGCGCCCAAGAATGGCAGGATCAACAACATCAGCCAAATTACCATCAAAAGGGACTTCTGGTGCAATACCCATTCCATCGTCATAATCACCAACTACAGCACTGCCGTCATCAAACTCAAATACACCGGGTTCTGGCGGCAATTCAGGAATGTCTGCCAAAACATTTTCTTCGGGCAAAATAGGCATTTCAGGAACACCACCCGGACCAGAATCACGATCTATAAAAGCCATATTACTTTCCTATTGTAGCGTTGAGGCAGAAAAGCTCTACCAGTGAAAGGACAGAAACTGGGAGCCGCTGACGTAACCCGTTGGGAGGTGCGCGGAACGCCAACCTAATCTGCCTCAACCTCTTCAGCCATTACCGCACCACAAGTCGGGCAAGTAATCGCAACTTCTTTTACAACGTCTTCGCCTTCTACATCTTCAATCACAACTGATTCGTCTGGCTGAAGAAAATAGTCCTTGTAAGGAATATCAACGTCGATTGTTATCTTGGGCATTATTTTACACCACGAAATTTTGTGCCGCGAAGTGCCGCGCCACCGCCACGGGAAAAACCTGAGTTCTCATCAGCCATAGAAGCGTCCATAGGCTGTGCATAATGTTCCTGCATAACGCCATCAACTTCAACGCTACCGCCGCCCATCATTTTCTTAACACTGCCACCGTACTTCATCTTTAACGGTTTACCAGACGCTTTGGCTGCATTCTTAGCCATAGCAATTCCTTTGGCATCGTAGCTGTAATGCTTATCACCTACTTTGGGCATTCTATGTCTCCTAATAATATTCTCTGCGTTTGCTGTATCTGTATTCATCTTCATCATTATAGTCAGTTTTGGTCACGATAAAACCACCCTGCCTAAAACGCAGTATAGCCTGTGTCATCGAATCCGCCAAGTCATCATGTTCACCATGCGGAAAAGCAGCGCATTCTTCCATAACTTCGTCAGCAAAGTTAGTCTCAGGACACCAAACAATGCCGCTCTCAAACACAGGTGCGCAAGAGTGCATGCGCGTAAACTTATCAGCGCCCCTGCTAGGTGTAAATGGCGTTACAGGTATGCCCATACGCCGTAATTCCTGCGTTAAAGGCATGCCAGAACCCTTTTGCTCTATCAAAACCATGTCAGGATCATACTCATGGTACATATCATTGGCCTGTTCCTTTAATTCAGGAAACTCCCAACGCCCCTTGACCGCATCCAACAAAATAATGTGTTCTTCATCGCTGTTTTCTTCAAGAAATATACCCCAAGTTGTAATAGCACTGTAGTCAGCACGATCACCCTTACTAAAGGCCGTATCGTAACTCTGAATGATGTATGAACAAACGGGTGGGTCTTCTTTTTCCCAAATATTCCACCATTCACGCTTAATAATCGCACCCTCTTCAGCAGTAGGGTTCTGCATATACTGCGCATTCCATTTTGCTACAGGAATAGACGCCTTTACGCCCTCAAGTTCATCCAAACTCCAATATTCAGGCCAAAGTGACTCGCCAGAAGGCATAATTGCAGGAAATTCAACAATTTCCCACTTATCAGCGCCCTTTTCGCTCTGTTTTGCCAAAACTTTCGCAGTTAAATCACGAATAGACCACCGCGTCATAACAATAATTATCGCGCCACCGGGCTGTAAACGCTGTCTAGGGCCAGAAGTGTACCACTCATACACATTATCTAGCGCAGTTGTACTAAGCGCATCCTGTTCTGAAACTGGATCGTCAATAATTGCCAAATCAGCGCCACGACCAGCCAAAGCGCCGCCCACACCAACCGCATAATATTCACCACCGCCGCTGGTACTCCAACGTCCACTAGCCTTTGCATCAGAAGCCAAGCTGACTTTAGGAAATACGTCCCTAAATTCATCTGAATCAATCAGGTTTTTAATCTTACGACCAAAACCAACCGCCAACTCCGCCGTGTGCGTGGCCTGAATAATCTTCAAGTCAGGTCTGCGCCCCATAAGCCACGTTGGAAACAAATAACTGGCAAATTCAGACTTTGTATGTCTAGGCGGCATGTTAATAATTAAACGCTTTAACTTACCGTCAGCTACGGCCTGTAGTTTTTCCGCGTAAATCTTGTGGTGCCTGCCCTCAATGAACTGAGGCCAAACGTGCTTAACAAACGACATATAATTGCTGCTACGATCATCGCGGTCTTCTAACGTCGAAAGCCGCTCCAACATGGGAGCGACTGTCGCTAACTCTTCCTCAGTTAGATATTGCGCAAAGTTAGTCAGGTCGTTCATGGGTTATTAAACCTACTTCTAGTAAGCGCGTCAGCCCTTGTGGTTACTGGATTAAGCCCCTGAATCATTTCGTAAGTCATAGGAACATATTTTGCTCTACTATCTTTACCACCTAAACCTTGAGCCATTCTTTTTAAAATATTAGCTTGATTTATTTTAGGGTTTAAGGCTTCAAGTCTAGTCATGTCATACACACCCAGTCTATCAACACCACCTTCAGCAGAACGAGCGTAGGTTTCTAGTGCATTATTCATGTATGCAGCTTCTGGGCTGATATTCTTTAGTGCGGCTATTTCTTGTTTTGCGTCTTGCATTTTTGCCATACGCATTTCTAATGATCCAACTTCAGGAAATCCAGCTTTCATTTGTGCTTTCAGATCATCAATTCTTTCGTTTATTCTTCTCCCTTTAGATTGCGACCCACCCCCTGTCATAGCGTCCCTTAAATTTTTATTTAATGCTCTTTGCTCAGTTGCATGTAAAATTTCGTGCGGAATAAGATTTGGTTGAGGTTCGTTATAGTTAATTATTTGCGTACCAGTGCCGGTCTTTCGGGCAATACCACCGTGAATATCGTCAAAAAATCCCGCAGGCCCACGACCTTCTTTAATGCTTTTTATAAGATTGCCAATTCTAGTTTCTTTTTGATTTTCTAAAGTAACATTTTTTTGAATATCCGATCCCATGTTTTTAAACGGACTTTCTATAGTCACATCACCCAATGTTATCTGCTCTCCAACGGGAAGTTTAGCAAATTTTTCTTCATCATATTTAAACCGATCTGCATCAAATCTATACATAACTTCATGACCTGTTGTCTCCCCTGCGGCATTCTTTTGAGGATATACAGCAACATCGTGTTTCGCCATAACCTCTGGTGCAGACATTCCAGACCTTAAATCCTGTTCCGCATTTCCAATTATTCTTTGAGCAAGCATAGACTCATTTGGGTCAAGATTTGTTTCTATACGAGGGTTCATAATTCCGCCTGTATTTGGAACAGGCGTACCAGATATTGCCGATTGGAAGTTGGCTGCTTGAGCCGTTTGAGCCGCATCAACAGCGTTAGCAACTGGTCTTCCTGCCACCTGAAGCGCCCTAGTTCCGGGTACTATTCCAGCAGCACCAATTATGTTACCTAATCTATCACGGGCATTGGTTTCAGTGCCTAAGTCAGTAACCGCTTCATATATACCTTTCGCTGCATTCCACACAGTCTGGGGAGGATTGTATAAAAAGTCAAATGCACCTTTACCTAAACCAACAGCCGCATCTCCCAAAACCCCTAATGGGTCTTCCTTAACTGTGTTAAAAAACTCTGCGCCCATGTCTATAGCTGCTTGTGGAACAGAAGTTTTATGCTGGTTGCTAATCATCAAAGGTCCGCGCATAAACTCAGGCATAAGAAAATCATTGTCTTCTAAGCCTTCAGTAATGTCACCTTTGTTCAAAGGGTTCATTTCATTGTAAATGTATTGTTCAGACCTGTAAGGCTCCGCAGACTTTCTTTGCATGAAGTCTTCTATTTCTGGCAGACCAGTTATATTAGCATTTCTTGGGTCGAACTGAAACCCAAGAGCTTTTACTGGCTTATCATCACCGCCAGTATCAACAGGAGCGGCAGGGGGCTGATACGTGACGTTAGGCTGCATAGGGCCAATAAATGTATCCGCAGTTACAGTGTCGCTAGGGCCATCATCGCCATAACTGGTATCCCCGTCACCAAACGGATCAGTGGGATCATAGCCGTAATCGCGCCCTAATTCCTCATATGGATCAGTATAATCATTGCGGCCCGTGAACCTATCTACCAAGCCGCCAAAAAACATATTTACTGGCTCTACATTAGATTTTTTTTTTACGCTGCCACCCATAGCAGAAATAAAGCTATCAATCGCAGAACCCATACCCTCACTAACAGCGCCGCCACCAGCAAAGTAATTAGGACGTCGAATAGTCAAGCCACCAACGTCAGATGTTTCCTCTTCATCATCATCATCGTCAACAACATCACGAACAATAGGACGCAACGTGCTGGGCAACGTGGCTGAAGCAATAGCATCCTCAATCGCTGTAGCAGGATTAGCAGCAACACGGCTTCGACTTGTAGGAACACAAACACCGTCAACCCTTTGAAAACCGGGTGGGCAATCATCGTCGCCTTCTGTATCGTC